TATCGATGTTCAAGAAGCGCAATTGACGGAAGGCACTGGCATAGATATAACTGGTACATATCCGAGCTTCACAATTGCCAATACGCTGCCCGACCAGACTGTAGTGCTTACTGAAGGTGCTGGCATTGATATAACTGGAACGTATCCAAACTTCACAATTGCTGCGACAGGCGGAACAGGAACGGTTACATCCGTAACAGCCACAGCCCCAATTTCCTCAAGTGGTGGGGCAACTCCCGACATAAGCATCACACAAGCAGATACCACAACAGATGGCTACCTCAGCTCGGCTGATTGGAACACCTTTGACGGCAAATTCGATACACCAACGGGAACGAGCTCGGAGTATATCGATGGCACGGGTGCACTTCAGACCTTCCCAACGCTTACAAACGGCACGGTAACATCGGTTTCAGCAACAGTACCAAACCCGACAAACCCTGCATTCAGCGTTAACGTTAATGACCCAACCACTACGCCAAGCATTGACATAACTGCCAACGGAGTAGTGAGCCAGTACGTGCGTGGCGATGGTTCTTTAGCTAACTTCCCTTTGGGCGGTGGCGGTGGCGCATCGGTTAACTATTACCTCAACGGCTCGATAAGTCAGGGCACGATTGGAGGCAATGCTTATTTTCAAATGAGCCGCACTCCAGTGCTCGGAGGTGGCACGAACTTTACACGCACAAACGCGCAAGGCAATGGATACATCGCGCAATTTATAACCGATGCAGGCGACCCAAACCTTTTGGCAATCCCTTCAGGCAATTGGAACTTCGAGACCTACTTTAACGCTTCGAGTGGCGGCGGCAATCCGAGCTTTTACATGGAGCTTTACAAGTACGATGGCGCAACCTTTACGCTCATATCTTCAGGCTCTACAAACCCCGAAGCGATTACAGGCGGCACGGTAGTCGATTTGTATGTAAGTGCGCTTGCAGTACCTTCCACAACTTTGCTTGCAACTGATAGGCTTGCAGTACGCATTTTCGTAACTACTTCGGGGCGAAACATTACGCTGCACACTGAGGACAACAACCTCTGCCAAGTAATCACAACTTTCACCACAGGGCTTAACGCATTGAACGGCTTGACTGCCCAAGTGCAAAACTTCGCAACGGGTACAAGCGGCACGGATTTCGGCATAAGCTCTGCAAGCAGCACGCATACATTCAACTTGCCAACTGCCAGCGCAAGCAACAGGGGTGCATTGAGTAGTGCCGATTGGACTACATTTAACGGCAAGTTCAACACACCAAGCGGCACGACAGCGCAGTATGTGCGAGGCGATGGTTCGCTTGCGACAATGCCGATAAGCACATATAAAAGCACAACGGATACGGCAACGATTACAGGCTTGACAAACCAGCTTGTGCAATCGCAGCTTATTCCTGCAAATACGTATGCGGTTGGAGATATTATCCGCATTTTGTTTCGAACGCAAAAGAGTACAACAACGGCGAACGCCACAGTTAGATTTTATATTAACACAGCCAACAACTTAACAGGCGCAAACCTTATCGCAACGTATAGTTCAGTCGGCTTATATGGGCAAATTGAAAGAAGGCTGTTTATCAAATCGGCAACGGTTACTCAGTCCATGCTTTCTACATTCAGTTTTCAAACTGATACCGGAACAACCAACGGAATCACAAACACCAATATTGACTGGACACAAGCGCAATATATTATTTTAGCTGTGCAACAAGGCACAGGAACTGACACCTCTTTAGTTTCAGGATACTTAATTGAAAAGCTATGACAAACGTAAACATCACATCGACAAATATCGAATTCACCTCAACGGGCTTGCCGTGGCTTAATCTAATCGAGCCAAAATGGGAGGCTGTGGATGAAACATCATTTCACGTAATAACTGAGCAGGGTGTGTACTACATTACAGTTATAGAACACAAACTAAATGCGCAAAAGTTTAAGAGTTCAGAAGAGGCGTTAAAGTATCTGAATAATTTGTAAATTTACCCAACTAAAAACTACCCTTATGGCAGGCGTTAAAGTAACCGATTTAACCGCGTTAGGAACGGCAGACCCAACGGATATCATGTACATCGTAGATACAACTGCTGACCAGTCTAAAAAAATTGAGGTGCAAGATATCTATTCAGGTATGCCGCAGTTTAGTAGTGGAAGCTACACGCCAACGATAAGTGGTGCGAATGATTGCACTCCGTCTGTATTGCGTGCGCTTTATAGCCGTGTAGATAACATCGTAACGATGAGTATTTATTTAAGTGTTGATTTAGACCCCACATTTACAACAGGCAGCTTCAATATTAGCCCACCAGTTGGTTCAACTTTCACAAGCCCGCGTGATGCTTTTGGTGTTATAACCCCAATCACAAACCCGTTTACTGAATTAATTAGTACAATAGTTGCAGCCGATACTGCTTCAAATCAAATTAGTATAGTGGTTGAGCTTTCAGTACCAGATGATTCAATAACCGTTGTTGCCAACATCCAATACATCATTCTCTAAATGCGCAGCACCTCGCTTCTCGGTCTGAATCTGATTAAGAAGTACGAGGGATTGCGGCTTAGTTCCTACCTCTGCCCTGCTTCCGTAGTTACCATAGGCTACGGCTCCACTCGCTACCCAAACGGCAAAAAGATTCTGCTGGGTGAAAAGCTCGCAAGCGAAAAGGAAGCAACGCAGCTTTTACTTGCCACACTTGAGCCATTTGAAGCGGCGGTAAATAAGCACCTTCCGAATTTGAATCAATGCCAGTTCGATGCTTTAGTGGCATTCAGCTACAACGTTGGAACGGGTGCACTGATTAAATCCACATTGCTGAAGAAAGCCAAAGCAAACGCCTCCGACCCTTCGATCTTGGATGAGTTCCTGAAGTGGAACAAGGCAGGGGGCAAAGTACTTACAGGGCTGACCAATCGCAGGCGCGAAGAGGCGAATCTGTATTTCTCACTTTGTAAAGTTTAGGGCGCAATTGCTCCAACGTTCGTTCGTGTTTCGCGTAATTTAACCTATGCGAAAACGTGCTACCAAACCGAGGCGAGTTGTAGATATTGTTGTCAAGCATTGGCGTGGCACAATCGGCTCGCTGATGATTTTGGTATCCATCTTTTTACTAATCTTTAAAGTGATAACAGCCGAAACATTAACAGCCATAATTGCAGCACTAATAGCTGCCGGGTATATTCCAAAAGCAAAGAGCGATGCAGCAGATTCGTAGAGATACCATAAAGACCGTGCGCCATAACAAGGTGAACATCGACACCATAAGCTGGGAGGCGGCTAATGCAGATACAAGCTTTGCCCAGGCTAACCGCGAAAGCTTCGAGGCTGTCATGGCACAACCGAAAGCAAAGCCCGAAATAGTTTTGACCGCATTCGATACAATTCAGCCCTGCGATGTATCTTTGTTAGCGGCCCCTACGTACTACACCGTCAAACCTCAGCCTGTAAGAAACACCAAAGATTTGGAGATGCCTATGAACTACGATATACTGTTAAACGGCATTGTGTTCAGCTTCACTCTGTGGATGTCGGCAAAGTACCTTATGACATGCGGTGCTGCATGGTCAAATCTTTTGCAGGACTTACGTAAAGAATTAGCCTAAAAGTTCAATCCTTGCCTTATCTTTGCGATATGGCAAGCCTGCACATCCTTGAGTCGAGCATCGACCTCTTCTATGTGATCACCGATAAGGATGGCAATATCGTCACCTCCAATGATTTGTTCAAAGAATACAGCAGCCATATTAAGCCTGGCAACATATTGGACATTGCGGCCAATGATTCCGATCGGGATGAGTTGCTCACTGCAATCAGGAAGTCGCAGAAGAAAGCACCGGACCCGATTCGCACCTATGCCAAGACAAAGCAGAAGATGGCCTCTGAGCGTTACAACATGTGGAATATTTATTCCATTGTTGACATGCTGCACTTCATCGGTATTCAACTTGTCGATGTTACTTCCATAAGCAACCATGAGCATGAACGCCAGAAGATCCTTCTGGAAGAGTTCCGCTTCATGCTTTCTCACGAACTTCGCCAGCCATTGACTTCAATCGGAGGCTTGGTGAAGATGATGATTGAGCACGAAAGCGCAACGGATCAGGAGCGCAATGATGTGATGAAGATGCTTGCAAATAGCGTTGATAAGCTTGATGATGTCATCCGGCTATTAGTTAAGAAAGCAACCAGGCAAATATGAACAACCTACCGGCTACCGATTGCGAATGCGATGAGCGACTTGTAAAGGTGCTGGCTGTTTATATTGCAGAAAAAGCTATGCCACTGAAGGTGGCGGCTGATATCTTGCTCAATGAATTGCGCAATAAGGATGAGTATTTAAAACGACTTAACGAATTAATACAATGCACCAGAGCAACATCAGCACACTGAGCCTATTGGCAATCTGCTTATTCATTTTGCTTCTGCTATTGCGCACATGCGGTGCATTGAGTGAATCGGAAAGCAATGCCATGTATCTTGATTCGCTGAACTCGGAGTATACTGTGCGAATTGCAAGAGACAGTTCCAGAATCCACAGCCAAGCCGTCCAGCTCGCGGAGGCTGGCACCAAGCTGCGAGCCTTGCAGCTGCGTGAGCCTGAAGTGGTGGTAAGATACCAGACGCGGACAAAGGTGGTGACGCAAGTCGAGCTTGGCGAGACCGTGTACATCGACAGCTTTCCGCACTTGCGCCTGCCAAGGTCATTCAGCCGAGAGGGGAAGTTCCTTCAGATAGGTGGCTCAATAAACCGCTTAGGAAGGCTTCAAATCGATTCTATTATTATTCCGGTAAGTTATACCGTTGCAATTGGAGATACGCTGCGTAAGGGCTTCTTTTCGCGTAAGCGTGACAAGGTGGTTCGCCTTGGAATAGAT